AAAAGAAGATATGCACACAGTAATGGATGCATTACAAAGACTAGAAGATAAATTAGATAAGATATTAATAGGTAAGTAAAATGCCTTTTCATACAGGTGGGGTATCTCAACAAGAACGTGAAGAACGACAGAGAGATCGTGAAGATAGAGAACGACAAAAACGACTAGAAGCTCAAAGAAAAGCTGCACAAGAAAAGGCAAAACGTGAAGCCGAAGCAAAGAAGAAAGCTGAAGCTAAAGCCAAAGCTGAAGCCGAAGCAAAGAAGAAAGCTGAAGCTGAAGCAAAGAAGAAAGCTGAAGCTGAAGCTAAAAAATTAGCCGAACAAAAGAAACAATTAGAAGCAATACGAAAAGGTGTACAGGAAGCAAATATGGAAGATCTAAAAAACGCACCAAGTCCTTTAGATGAAACACAATATGCAAAAATGCAGGAGTTAGCCAACTCTAATCCTGAATTATCTGTGAAAGAACTCGTTGCAAAATCTGATGAGTTTATTGGTACAGATCCTACAACCATGAAAAACTATCTGGTTAATGCAGGAGTTAATTTAGAAGCAGACACCATAGGTAGTGTGGATTTAGTAAAGGCAAAAGAAGCTACTCCTGCACCGATTGTTGATCCTAAACTTTCTGCTGATGATGTTGCAAAACAAAACATTGAAGCTGCACAGGGAACAGTATCTAAAGAAGTTGGTGAAGAACAAATTAATCTAAACCAAGAACAACTATTTGCAAAAGAACAAACAGGCACAGCCGAACAAATTACAGGAGACACAGAAAGAGTAGTTACAGAAGATGAAAAAGTAACTGCGGCAGTAGCCACCCCAGAAGAATTATCTGAAATAAATATGGTTGCGGCAACGGCTGAACCATCAGATCGTGCAACTACACGTGGACAACTTGAGTTGTTGCAAAAAGACTTTGAAGGGGGCAAGATCCCACCATATGCAGCAGGACAGATAAGAGCGGCCAATGCAATTATGTTGCAACGTGGTATTGGAGCATCTTCGATTGCTGGACAAGCTATCATGCAAGCTGCCCTAGAAGGTAGCGTACAAATAGCAATGGCTGATGCAAGAGCTTTTCAAACATTTGAAATGCAAAGCCTTACAAACAAACAACAAGCCGCGGCACTCAACGCACAGATACGTGCTAAAATACTTGGACAAGAGTTAACCAATAAACAACAGGCAGCCGTTATAAATGCGGCCAGAGTATCTGAAGCTAACAATCTTACATTTACTGCTGAACAAAGAGTCATGTTAGAAAACTCAAAGATGATGCAACAAATGAATCTTGCTAATCTTAACACTCGGCAACAAACAGCATTAGCCAATGCGGCTACATTTGCAAATCTTGAAAAAGCAAACCTTGATGCACGAATGACAGCACAAGTTACAAATGCACAAAACTTTTTAAAGATGGATATGGCAAATCTTAATAATGAACAACAAGCTCGTACTCTTGAATATCAATCAGCTATACAGGCAATATTCTCTGATCAAGCTGCTGAAAATGCCGCTCAACAGTTTAATGCAAAAAGTCAAATGCAAGTTGATCAGTTTTATACTGAGTTAAATGCACAGATAGAACAAGCTAATGCGGCTAGAAAACTTAGTATGGATCAATTTAATGTAAGTCAATCAAATGCCATGAAACAATTTAATGAACAGGCATCGTTCAATAGAGAACAATTTAACGCAAATGCACGTATGCAGATAGATCAATCAAATGTAGAATGGCGAAGACAGATAAATACTGTGAATACGGCTGAACAGAACAATGCTAATCGAATACGTTATCAGGCATTGATGAATCAAACAAGTAATGCACAAAACAACATGTGGAATCATTACAGAGATCAAGCTTCTTGGATGATGCAGATAGCTGAAAATAGAGAAGCACGGGCCCATAATGCATCTATTGCAGCTATGCAAATTGCAGGTAACAAAGATTTGTATCAACAGAAATTTTTAAGTAACTTAGCTTTACAAGTGGGTCAAGGCATAGGTACAATTATAGCAAGTTAGAGGTATATTTATGTTTTCAGGTTTATTAAAAGCTTTTGTAGCTACAACACTTTTTGGAAATACTTCAATGGGGAAAGCAGCATTTGGAGTAGGTGCTGATCTCGTAGGGTCATTTTTAAGTTCAAAACAAGGAGCTTCATCAGGAACAAAAACTCCAAGTATACAAGGTGCTATAGAACCCAGTGTATTTAGTCTTAAAGATGATTTAATGTCTGATGATATTACAGTTATAGATGCTGTTGATTTAAATACAAAATTTACTTCAACTGAAACACAGAATAATTTTCCTTTAGGTAGTAAATTAGCAGATGTTGTTCTTGATCCAGCGTTTAGACGATACATGGAAAACTCTTTTAGTGATAACCCTATGAAAACAGTTTCTGCTTTTAGGGATACTGCTACAACACAAGTAGAAAAAGAAATTCCAATATCCATACACAATCAAAAGTTATTAACATAGAGTAAATAATGATTAGACCTAGAATTAGTAAAAATGATATAGACCAACAAATTTTGCAAGCTGCCCAAAGTGCTGGCACTGGTGAACCTGATCCTATTATGGCTTCATCAGCCCCACCGGGCATAGGCATGACACAACCAAAAGGGCAGTGGAAATGGGAACAGCCCCCAGCTATTACAGACCCTAATCAAGCTATAGATTCTATAATTGATCAATTTGATCAAACTAAAGATAACATTGTTAAACTAATGGTAGCAGGAATATCTGTTGAAGAAATAGTGACCACAGTTACTTTTAATGCATTTATGGAAGGACAAGTTAACCCAGATGTTGCAGAACTTATTAAACCTGCATTAACTTTATATTTAATGAAGTTAGCTGATGATGTAGATGCACCTTTTAAATTATATGCTGAAGATCCACAATCAAACGAAATTAGTGATGTTGAGTTGTTTAGAACTATGAAACAAAGAAACCCAGAAATGTTTACACAATTAAAAGAAAATGTAAATCAAGGTCTTCGTATGGCAAAGGCAAAACCTGTAGAACAACCACAGCAAAGGCAACAAGCCCCTCAAAACTTTTTAGAAATGGGAGATGTGTAAATGGTATTACCGTTAGCAGCGTTATTAGGATTAGCAGTAGGTGGTGGTGCTGTAACTGGCTATGCTGGAGAAGTGCAACGTAAAAAAGTAAAAGCTGAAGAAGATGCAGAATTTCTTAGAAGGTTGCAACTGCAGACTGGAGAATCAGCAAAATTAGCAAAGATTCAATCAGGGTTAAGAATCACGGAATCAGAAGCTGCAAATGAAGCTGAACGAAAAAAGTTAGCTTTAAGTTTAGGTTTACCTGCAGATGCAACTTATGCTGAAATAGCAACAGCACAATCTCAAAAAACTTTGAGAGATACCTATGACATAAAAACTGTTGAAGGGGCGGCTGGTGTAGGTCTTCCTATGACAGCTACTGCAGGTGCTATAGCAACAAAAAAACAAGAAATAGAAAAACAGAAAAGCGAAAATGAACTTACGTACAAAAAGAAATTTGAAGACTATAAAAATGAAATTGAAAACACAAACAAAAGTATATTAGAAGCTGAAGCATTTAATTATACTTTTGATGTACCGGGAACTGGTATTAGACAATTTAGTTTAGATGCAAACAAACAACTTGTAGGAAAAACTGTTTCGAAAAAATTTAAGTTGCCTAATTTAGATTACCTAGCATCTGAAAAAAAATTAGATGGTAAAGAACAACTTAGAGCAGGAATAAATGCTTATAATATGAATATCGAAGATGCTGAACAATTAATTATGCAAGGAAGTCCACAAACAAGAAATATTTTGTTAAACACATTACAAGAACAACTATACGCATATAAAACAGAACATTTAATTAAACAGAAACCCATAACTTTAGAAATGGGAGGTCCTCAAACTATAGAAACAACTGTCTATTCTCTTGCAAGAAATTTTCAAGGATTAGCTGAAAGTCCTATATTTGGTCCTATTATAGCTGCAATGGATAAAGATATTCACGATGCTGAAAGTGTTGAAACATATATTGAACAATTACTTAATTTGCCAGTTATTGCACAACAAAAGAAAACAACCACAACTCTCAATAATAGTGAAGTAGGATCACAAAAAAAAGTAGAGTTTACAGGATACACTTTTGAAAATGAAGATGGTCCTGCACTAACATATAATTGTACTACGGTTGGAGCAGGTTCAAAAGAAGCTTGTAATACTTATAGAGATATAATTAAAAAGAATAAAAAAAATATATCACAAGATATGTTTAATCAACGTATGGATTATCTTTTAGTTAAATCTCCTATAAATAAAACAAATTTTGGTGCTAAAGGTGTTTTTTTAGAAGGTAATCCAGAAGGTGATGGATACCCAATGCTTGATTTTATGCAAGAGTTAAAAGCTAAAGGTATAAATTTAAATCCTTTACAAGAAGTAAGTTTCGTTACTTCATCAAAAACTTTAGATCAACCAACCTTTAACAAAATCAAAGACAAATTTAAATCAACTGTTGCTCAAAGACCTTCATACTATCAAGGTATAATTGAAGCTCATGCTGATGCAAACTTATATGATTTTACTTATTTTATTGATCTTTCACAAGCATTTGTTTCAGACTCTAGTTTTATGACGTTTGGAGATTTAAATTCAATTTATGATAATGCTGGACTTATATCAACAGCAAGTGTTTCAAATAACTATCACTCTCTTTTAAAAGTTAGAGCTTTGGGAATACCATATGTTGAAACTGTGCCTGATGGCGACATAGAGAGTGTTGCTAATACTATGCCTAAATTTGCACACTACGCAGCAAAACACGATCTTAAAGCTGACCCAAATGCAACAGCTTTAACTGGGTCATTTTTAGATGTTTACAAAGATTACTTTAAAGTGTTGCCAGAACAATTAAAAGAATTTTTTAAAACAGCTTTTAATGCTGAAGATGAAGCAGGTTTTATTGCTTCTTTTGCAGATGTATTTACACGAAATATTGGGGCTGAAGGTAAGGAAGGATTTAGATTTAAAGATGTTGATGTAAATTCTGAAGAACTAACTAAAATAAGAAAAGAATCATTTAAACATATTTACAATGACAAAGGTAAGTTAATACGTAAAGAAAAATTTAAAGATAATGCAGAGTTTTTAAAATATGAAAAAATAGCTTATGATAGAAATCAAGAACGTCTAGCAGACATTCAAAAAAGAATAACTGACGGAGTTGACATTCAAGGTGCAAGAAGAGATTTGTTAAAATTTATGATGGCTTACGAACTAGCATCTTATCTTCAAGGGGGAACTGGTGGTCGAACAATTTCTGACCAAGACGTTGAAAACATGTTACGAGCTATTGGAGCAGATAACTGGACATCAACTGCTGCAATGGTTGGGGGTACACTAGAATTGTTGACAAACCTTGAAGCTGATATAGATATATACACTGCTATTACTTCTACTACAGATCCATCAAGAGTTATGGCTGGCATATACGCTCGTGACAAATTTAAACCTTTATTTAGACCTGAAAAAGCTGGCAATCGTGACATCATTAATAAAATATTTTTTAAAGTTACTGAAGAAGTAGGTGGTAGTAATAATGAAGAAGAAATTATTGAACCACAACAAGAACTATATACTATTGATAGTGAAGGAAATGTAATAAAAAAGGATGCTCCTGCCCCTCAAAATGTAATTAACATATTAGATAACGTAGGTTAAGATGGTAAACTATACTCAAAAAGCTGGAGATTATTTAATTAATAATGCACGGCTTGGCAAAACTAATACAAAACAATATAAAACAATTCTTGACTTCTATAGTAAGCAACCAGACAAAGACACTTCACTGCTTGATAAAATATCTCCTGCACCTGTAAAAGAAAAACAACAGTTCAATCCTTTGCAACAAGCAATAGCAGGAAATGTTCCATTGTTTGATTCTGGAATTAAAATTACAGATAAACCTTCTGTAGACACTCCTCCCTTAACAGCATTAGGAGAAAAGACAGGAGATTTTTTTAGAGACTTTAGAGCAACAAGCCCTATTATGGGAGCATTAGGACTTGATTACCCAGCCATTGCTGAAATAAGTCCTACAGGAGAAACTACGGCTGTTAAAAAATTTGTAAAGCCTGCAATACAAGTAAAAGACACAGCATTGTTTTCTGGAGTTTTAAAATCAGATCAAGAGATGCAAAAATCATTTAATAAAGATTTAATTGGGTTTACAAATAAAGATGGAAGTAGAAAATATGAATTTACTCCTGACATGTCTTTAAATAAAAAAATGGAAATGATAGACAAATTTGATGGAAGAACTTTAGTATTTGCCGATGGGCAAACACAAAACATTGAATTTGAAAAAACTAAAGTTAATACTATTTTAGGAGAAAGAACATTAGATAAACCAGTATCTTTTTTAGAAGCTGAAAAAATTAAAGCAGATACAAGTTTTTTCTCAACATCAACTCCTACTCAATTACTCACATATGCATTACTTAACCCTGACAGTAAACTTTACTCAAACATCGCACCAAAACTTACCAACATACCTATTTTTGGAGATGTGTTTCCATACGGATCAAAACGTATTGACAATTTGTTAGATAGTTTAGATGAAAATTTAAAAGGTGATCCAAAAATAGCTGCGTTTTTAGCACAAGAAGTAGGTAGTGGAAGATTGGGTAGAAGAAAATTATCATCACGTTTTACTAACTTATTACAAGCTGGTGGTTCTGGATTATTATTTTTATATGGAGAAGGAACACAATTTTTAAAAGACTCACTTAATAAATTACCTCAGTTTGAAATTGATACTTTTGGTGGTCTTGAAACACCAGAACAACGTGAAGTATTCTTAACAAGATACTTTCCAAGTATGGCTAAAGATTTTCATATGTATATACAATCAAGGGGCATTAACGATATAAGTTTAGAAGATGCAGAAGCTATTTTATACTTTGATAACAACGTAGCCGAAAGAGCGTTGGGTATAGGAGTGGAAGGGCTTATTCCCGGAACTGCATTAGCAAGAATAACTGCAGGTATGTCTGCGGCAACAGGCAAAGCATTTACAGGTTATTTAAAACAACATGGAAATAAGTTTGAAAGTTTAGATGAAGCTGTTGAAGGTTTTGTAACAAATAAATTTGTAACCAACAAATATGGAGAACTTATAGGACCACGAAAAAAATTCTTTCCAAAGTTTAGAGAAGGTCTTCAAAGAGGTCAGTTGGCAAATACTGTTCAAATGTGGCAAACAACCCTACCATTAAAAAAGAGAACAGAATACAAGAGTGCTGTAGAAGCTAGAGACAACATATTAAGTAAAATTGCATCAGAACAACCAACAGCAGGATCGCAAAGAGCAAGAGATCTTAACAGACAACTATTTAAAGCTAATGAAAAAATTGTAGCGGCCGAAGCTTTTTCAAATGTTGCCCCATTTTTAAGAGAGCTGGGTATGGCTGAAGCAAGAGTTGTACTATATGGTGCAGCAGGTGGACAAATTGCACAAGAGTTTAATTTTGATCCTGTATTCGGAGAAATATTTGGAGTAGTTCATGGTGGTATCATAGCACCAATAGCTGACAATATTCCATATTTAAAACATGCATTTATATTAAACCCTGATTCTACACTTAAAAAAGCTTACGACATGGCTCATTATCATACATTGTATGCATTAGAAAGAATACCCGGAAGTGGATTTAGTCCGGGAGATTTGCTAAGTGAATCAATTAATTTTGCAAGTCAAAAAGGTTTAGAACAATTTACAGATATTCTTGCAAGATCAGATCCAGAGTTAATTCAATCCGTAACACAAAGAGTTTCTCTTCTTAACAAATACAAAAAGCGATTAGTAAGTAAAGGCATGTCTGAAGAAGCTTTTAACATGACCCTAGCAAAACTTACAGGGCTTGCCGTTTTAGAAGCATTTGACGCAACATATGGTAACGCAATTAATGCGGCTGAAACATTAACTGTAAAAGGTATGAGTGATTTACAGGAAGGTTCTGCAATAAGAAAAAGGTTAGTTACAGAATTAAGAACCTTGATGGATGATCTTGCTCCTCAAACAATGGACCCAGAAATGGGTAGTGATTTAGCTGTGTTTACAACTCAAGTTGAAAATGGTATTAAAGCTCAAGAAACAAAAATAAAAGCTATAAATGGACTTATAGCTCAAGCCGCATCAAATAAACAAGCAATAATTATGACTAATTATTTATCTGGTGTAAAACTTGGAGACACTAAAAAACAAGATATACAGGTAATGATTGATGAACTCTATGGGTTAACTCAAGTTAAATTAGGTCCTGATGCAACAGCCGAACAATTATATAAAGAAACATTAAGTATAAGTTATACACTAGAAAGACAAATAAAAAATGAAGTTGATGACTTAATTAAAAGTTTTAATTCAAAAGAAAACAGAGATATATTTACAAATGAATTATTTAAAATACCAAAAATACAAAAACTTTTAAAGAAAGAAATAACTAATGTAGATTCTGCAATAACTTCATATGCAACAAGAACACGTATAGCAAAAAATAAAATTACAAAACAAGTTGTATCAGACAGGATAAACAAACTACTTGAAGTTTCTATGGAAGCTAGACGAGGAGAAATAGCACAAAGAGGTAGTGTGCCTTTTTCAAATATTAATAAAAAATATGAAAACGCTACTGGTAATGCAACTGAATTTTTTATAGATATATTATCAGCAGAATTAGATCCGTCTAGACCTCTTCAAGGTATGACAAAAGACGGCATATCAAGTGGAGATTTAAGCAGTTTATCTAAGTCATTTAGCCGAAAAGCATCAGAACTTTTTGATGAATATAATTTTCCAAGAGAAGCAATGCAAGCAGAAGTAAAAGGAAAAACAGGATTTGATCCTAAAAAAGATTCCCATCTTTTGTATCATATAATGACAGATCCTAGTTCTGAATTTTACGAAGACGGAAAGGATTTAGCAGTTGAGATAAATTTTGAAGACATGTATAAATTATCATCTGCTATATCTAGAAAAGCATTTGACTACTCTTCTACTAAAACAGGTATACCTGCAGGATCTGTATCTGCAACTTATCAAAACTTAACGGCTCGTGCAAATAACATATTTGATAACTTTGTTACACAAACTGGTGTAGATGCTAACGGACAACCTATCTTTGAATCGCTACCAGAGTTAAGAACTGATGTACAAAATTTAAAGAAATTTTATACAGAGAATGTAGCCAATGTTCTATACTCTAAAAATAGTTTATTTATGGAATGGCTACCAGCAGATAGATCTGCAACACTTTCACAACTTGATCCAACAGGATTATCATACAAGAAACCTTCTTCTAGATGGATTAACATGGATGAGATTGCAGAAGGAGATGCTGATATATTTAAAGATAAATTATCGAGAGCGTTTGGTGAGTTGCAAGATGGAGAGTATAAAGTAGACACTTATAAATATAAAGGACTTTCTGCTGTTTTAGATTTTAAAATAAAAGAGTGGATACAAGAACAAAGAGTTGCAGGAAAAACTATTGATGAAGTTAATGATGGGATTAAAAACATAGCAAATACTTTTCATGTTAGACAAAATGATTTTTTAGTTGATCCTAATGATTACGTAGGATCAAATGGATTTTTTAGTTTAGGTCAACAACGTTTAAGACATAAAGATATTGACATAGAAGCAAAAAAAGCTGAAACGATAATTGATGATGCTTTTAATGGTCAAATAAAACCGATAAGAGAACAAGTTGAAAGAGAAGAAAAAAATCTTTTAGCACTACGAAAATTAATCGGTGAAGAAATGGGAGAAGCAGGAAGGATAGGAACTGAAGAAGATTTCTTTAACGTCATTGTTGGAAACAAAGTTAGAGGAGAAGAAATTCTTGAAAGATTTAAAAATGTATTTGATGGAACACCAGAAGAATTTGAAGATGTTACAAGAAAAATACTATCTCAATATATAGGCGATCAAGTCTATAGCAAAACAGCGATGAAAATTACAGGTATTAAAGATGCAGGAACAATAGAAGTTTTTGACATTAACTTTGATAAACTTGAAGAAATACTATCAGCAAACCCTGCAACATTAGAAAAAGTTTTAGGCACAGAACACTATGAAACTTTAAAAGATATAGCATCATATATGAAACTGTACGATGCAAAGTACAACCAATCAAGAACTGCACTAACAAGTGTTCCAAGAGCTTTATCTGTTGAAAGTTGGATTAGCCGTATGTACAGTATAAATAGAGACGTTGTATCTCCTCGATATGTTGCAACTGAAGCGGCCGTACAACAGTTTAGATTACGAAATATGAAATTACTTCAGGCTATAATTCAAGATAAAGAAGTTGCACAACTTTTTGGTGAGATGATAGAAACAGGTAGACCTCTTAGCCCTGAAAAGAATAAAAGATTTTTTAATGCTCTTTTAGTTGCAACAGCAAGGTATGGTTCACAAGAAGATTATTCAGCATCAGATCTGTACCAAATACCTACGGAAGGAGTTAAATTTAAAGTGCAAGAAAAATACGGAGAACAACTAAAATTTTTGGGAATAATAGATTAAGGAGAATATATGAAAACATATTACAACGGACCACGACAAAGAATGACGTATGGTGGCATGAGTATGGGAACAACTCTTGGTAGTACAATGGGGCAAAAAGATCAGATGAAATCTAATCGTATGCGAACTACTATGGGAAATAACCCAATGATGCAACCCATGAAGTATGGTGGCAAAAAACAGAAAAAAAAGTAGGCTTTACAAAAAAAGTCTGCGTATAAACGTGCTGAGAGGGGTAGAACTATAGTCTCTAGTGTATATGTACCAGAGAAATAGCTTTACCCCTTTCAGTGTTTTAAGAACGTTACTGTTTGGGTTTGTCTACTTTTAACTGGTCAAGTTCCCTTTTTAAATGCATATTTTCATTTAAAAGGGATGTAACCACATTTAACAGTGTTACTTTCTCTTCCGAGCCTATAATCAGAGTTTTTATATCATCATAACTCATGCCCGGTTTTATTTCTTTTGCTTCTTCAGCCATATTTACCTCAATGTGTATATATTGTTGATTTGTTTAACATCTCATCACCAGTTACTTTTAGGTAACGAACTAGAGATGCAAGTTTAAATGTGCCTTCATATTCTGGAAGACCTCTTTCCATGACCCTAATAAGTTCTTCTGGGTCTACAGATTCCATACGTATATCTACTTTACCATCTTGATTAAGATATGCTTTAAACGAAAATAATTCGGCTAATCTATTCTGTGCCATAAACTGTATCCAACTGATGTATCTTTACGTTGTAGCAGTCAGCTTTAAATCGAAACTTATTATCAGGATCGAGTTCACCTTTCTTGTGATACTTTGCTTTCTCAAAGTATTCATCTTTCATTATCTTTCCCAGTATCCAAGCTTTTGAGAAATCATTCAACACACGAACAAATACATACATATCACATTTCTGTTTTGTTCCGTGCGCCGCAATGCTACAGTCATAGTTTACTTTGGGTTCAGAGTTGCAACGTTTTGTTTTGACATCGATCTTGTTGCCAACCTTATCAACTATATCATAATCATATGTGTTTTGTTCTTTTGCACCTATGTAATCCGTTACAACTATCTCTCCGATAAACCCAGCAAGGTTGCCCCCACCATTTGTAATAGAGTTTGCTATGCGACCCATATCAATAGCTTTCTTTCTTGCTCTGATAAACTGATCACCAGAAACTTCTAGTTCTATCATGCAACTTCCCCAATATCTACAATTTCACATGTATCAGACGTACATGCTAATTCTCGACTTCCTGTTGTACCATCTTCTTTTTCATATATGGATAATTTACTAAAGTCAATTTCTTTTGGTGTTCTTAATAATGCAGAGGAATACTCTGCTTTTGTGCAATCTTGATACGGTGCTTGTTGGTATGTATGATCATCATAAGGTAAAAATGATATGCCTGATATTATATCGAAGTTTTTATATACCCATGCACCAACATCCATCCATTCATCTTCTTTTACTGTAACAGTTATAGATGGTTTGTGTTCGCACCATTGTTGTGCATATATTTTCCATAGTTCTAATTGTTCAATAGCTGATATATCTTTTCGCACACTAGCACCTTGTGGAGACATTGTAGGAAATGAAAACACTGTTGTGTGATCAGGCTTCATTACATCAGGTTCATTTATTACTCCTTCATCTTTCATAAGCTTTGTAAGAGGATCATTGTTATCTGCTCTTACTGTTCTTATGTAATACTCACTATGTCTTGCATGTATACCACTAGCTGAGTTAGTCAATTGCGACACAGTACCTGAGGGTTTTACACAAGTTATCGCGGCACTCTGAGGGATACCCAGTAGTTTTGCATACTCTT